TCACTTCATTCCAAGGTCGACGACCCAAATATGAAAGCACATCGTTGAGCGTTTGTTCTGGCAATAGAAAGTTATTCATTTGGACAACCTCTCTATGATGAGGCTTGCATTTTCAAAAGTTGCGTTTCCGGTTGTTGATGCGGATATCACCAACTCTACGAGCGAATTCGGATCAGGGACTTGATAAAGGCCCTCGGCCTCTACAACTGTATTGAATTGGTTTGAAGTGGCTCTCACATCCTCGATGTTTGTTTCGACGCCGTCGACTAAAATTTGCGCGAATATCTCTTGATTGTTCGAAAAATTACTTATTTCAAATCTAAAGCCGAGTCTGTATCCATCACCGCCCATACTCACGGACTCAATATGTTCAATGTTGATAGCATCGGTTGCGACGTTTACAACACATATCCCCGGTGTCTTGAATCTATCAGTATCAAAAACGCTCAATCTTACCGGTGACAATGTCAAGTTCTGAATAGCTCCCGGCGTCTCTAATGTAACAGCTCCGAATGCCGCGGTATCGCGATTGATCGCAAACCAATTTCCGCCCTGAGCCAACATGGTAAGGTTATCATTCTTAAGTCCCGCGATAATGTCCGTTGCTTCCGAATTGATTTTGCTCGAACCTTGGGCGGCAATCGTTAATTTGTTAGCACTATCAACGGACTTGTGTATTCTAAACATGCGCCCATCGTCGACGGCGTCAGCAATGATAGCCGGAAGTGTCAAAATCGCGTCTGCGCTTGTTGTGTCGATGAATACTAACGTATCGTTCTTAAGGATGGTGTAAGAGGCTGAAACTGCTGTGACCTTAAGTTTCATGCCGCCGTCGATAAAGGTGTCGCCTATTATTCTAGAATTACCCGTAACGTTTTGATCGCCTGTAAGATTTATATTCCCAATCAAACTAAGTTGAGAACCATCATACTGAAGCTTAGTATTTCCAATCAATACGCCATCGGGGCCGGCATGAACTACTTGATTCTCATTCAAACTGGCAATCGATAACGCGCCTCTAGTCTCAAAATCTTTAAGCGCAACGACTTTGCCATCCTGTATTTTGAGGACGGGATCACTTTTGTTATCAAAAAATGTCTTGCCGGGCACGTCGTCAACAACATCGGCAATACAAGTGCCTATCGTGCCACTAACAAATTGATCACACCTAAAGCGATACCACGCAAAACCAGAAGCCGAAACCGCAGCTTCAAGATTTCCCGAAAGAACTTCGGTGATTGCCTTGATGATATCCCATGACAAGCCGCCATTAATTGACCGCTCGATAACTACACGACCTGCAAAAATGCCTGAAACATCAAATGAAAACGTTTCGTGACGCTCTACACGTAAGAACTTACCTTCGGCTAGGCCTGTAAAATCAGTCTGTATCTTTGCCATTAGACGGTTACACCTTGACTTGCCAATAATTGAGAGAGCGCGTTGTCGGTTGACAAGTCCGCACCGGCCAAATCGTTGGCGGCACTCGCCGTATTTGCGAGTTGTTCTTGTTGTGCTGCCTGCTGAGCTGCCGCCTGATCTTGTTCAGCCAAGAACGCGACCTCTTCGTCAGTTCGAACAACTTTCGTACTCTCGCCGATTGCCTCACCATATGTTTTGATAGCACCATCGAAATCAAAGCGACGTCTTGCCGCCGGATCGTCTGTTTGAGCAATCAAGTTAACAGCGTAATTTGTGAAACGTTCAAGAGAACTAAGGGCTCCGGCCTTCTGAGCCTGTGCCATGATTGAAATGTATTCAACTTTCAACGAAACACCGTCGAGAATTTCGGGTGGTTCAGGAATCAATCCTTGACGTTCCATCATGATATAGGTTATATCGACAAGCTTATCAAGCAAATCATCGTTCACACGCTCGAGTACCGTACCCAACATAAGAAGTTTTTCCTCTTGACGAGCTTCAATCTCATGTTTTGTGCGGCCCGATGTTTGTAAGTCAGTTATTGCACGAAATAAATCTTTATAAAAAGCCTCATTGATACGGCTTTGCGTTTCGATAATGTCTTCACGTAATTCCGTAATATCCATATTGACTTCATAGACTTTGCGGAATCCCTGTTTCGCATCGTTGATCGAATAATAAGTAATATCACCCGCCACGATTGATGGACCTGCATTTCTGAGATGCGGCGGGCCTTGCATAGACCGCTTGACTTTTTGTGTCACAGCTTGAGCCTTCATGTGGTGCATATGTTGAAGAGAAGCGTTGTCATTGAGTACATCGAAGGCCGGACAATCAGTTCCCCAAACGTCCTCGCCTGTTTTATCCCAACGCAAAGCTAAGAATGGGAAGAAGTCAAAGCCGGAGATTCTTAAAAAGGTATCATCTTCGGTATCTCTGAACTTTGTACCCGTGCCCGTGGCCGCTTCATAATAGGCCGATACGAATTTTTTATGTTCGTTTCGTAGGCTTCCGGGCTTCTCATTTGTATTTGTCGTGATAACGTGACGTATTTCAATCCATGTTTCAAGGTGTCCGCCTTGATAACTGGTCGCAACTGTGTCGCTCAATCTATCCCATTGAATTGGTCCGCCGGGGAAATCACGACCGAACTCTTCAATAAGCTGACGAACTGTACGACGGTATTTGCGGGTGAACGTGTTGACAATCCCTCTGTCATCTTGCCCGATGGTATAAGAACCGATAGGAATGTGATAACAACGGATGACATCTTCAAGGTCTTCTTGTATCAACATGCCGCCAGTAGCGAACACCGCAGCATCACCGTAAACAGAAGGCAATATTTGATAGAGATTTGACTTTAAGAAGACAGAAGTCATACGCTCTGTGACTGTCTCAAGCCACTTCTTGACCTCGCCGAGTTCCAATTGATCAGGGTCCGGTGTGGTGATCTTGAGCCATGGTCTCGCGGGAGAAGTAATGCCCGACATCATGCCGGCCTTGATGGTTCTCACTCCAAAGGGAGCCGTCGAATCAATAATATTTTGATTCTTTCGGGTTCCCTTGTTGTTGTCATCAACTTGAAAACGGACCTTCATCGGGACGTTCAAGTCCGCAGCCGTTTGCCAAACATCCTCAAAAGTAGAGCGTTCGTTCTCTAACTCTGAGCGAAGAATTTCAAATTCCCGCTTTCGTGAGGTAACGTTCTTGAGCGTAGTCTCGTTCATTTTGACCATATCAGACGCCTAAATCCGTCTTAGTCGCGATGTTTGATCCACCACCTGCCGTATCTGTTGCGGTGAATGTACCTGCTCGGCCTTCACCACCACCACCGGCGGCCTGTCTTCGCCTACGCTCTTCGTCGCGTTGAACGTTTGCTTCTTCTTGTTCTTCTTGTAATCTTTGTTCGGTATCTAGTTCGGATTGCTCCTGTTGCCTAGTTGCCTCTTGTCTTTTGCCTTTGCTTTTAGCTTCTTTTTGTACTCTTCTTGATTGAACTACCGACCCTGCGGCTGCCAATGCACTAACTACTCCGGCTACTGCCGCGATTGTCCCTGCTGCCATTTTGATTAATTTCCATAACGAAGGATTGTTCTTGAAACCGAAAGCCGAGGCGTTCGTATGTTTCACGCTTGATAGGGCCACCGACTTGACGAGCGGCGTTAATTCTGTCGCAATCGTTGTCTTTTCCCCACTGGATGAATTCTTTTATGAGCCTATAACCGGCTCGAGTTGTTCGAAATTTTGGGTTCACATACCAAAGCATGACGGTCAAAGTCTTAAGCATTGGATTGTAAACGTTCGGTCCAATCAGACCGGCAGCAAATCCACACCCTACAATGTCACCATTACTCTCAACTTTCTCGGCAATAAACAAAATATGTTCGTTAATCAGCAATGAGAAGAACTTTTTCGCATATTCCTCATCGGCATACATGGGTTCATTTGATTCAAAAGAGTCCGAATATTCAGGTAATTCACTCAAGATATAGGGTAAGTCGCGAATGTCGGCCACTCTCACCGATGTTTCACCCACTTTTTTAGCCTCCAAGGTGGTCATAATCCGTCTTCATCCCTCCGCCGCTCATATCCATGTTACCAGAATGTCGGCTAACTTCTTGCATCTCCGTGTAATTTGCTCTTAAGCTCTGTCTATTATCCATATTTATACCATAGTCATCAATATTTTGTAGACTTTGAATGTTTCCGGGCATCTCTTCGAAGAAAAATGTTTGCGCCAATGCGTCGGCTTTGTTTGGTGAGCGGCCTATCACTTCTTTTATTTTGTCTTTTGGCTCAATCTGAAATCTATCTTTATGGTAATAATAATGAGTATTGATCAATTCCTCATAAAGTTCGGGGTCTTTTGGGATGCAACCGCCCTTTTTGATCCAGTCAGCCATGCGGAAATACATCTCCGAACGCTTATTCAAGTACATGGGATTGTCGGCAGCCGTTGAATAAACAACTCGAATCGGTGTTTGACCTGCATTCTCAAGCCATTCGACACAAGCGTCGCCATATCCTCCGGTGCAATCCACAAATTCAAACTCCGAACGAAATTTTCTTTTGTACTGCATGATCGTCGCGCCGATGACTTCGGTTTTCTGTGTGCCTTTCAATTCCTTAAACTTGAAAGCCGCAAGGCCTTGACGGGGGAATATCACCCATGAATCGTCACCGAATCCCGCCGCATCAATGCCAAGTCTTTTTTGTGAGAAATTGTATTGATGAGGTTGTATTACTCTGTTTTCAGCCGCCGAAACATCATTCGGGCCGAGTAATGTATTGATTGATCTATCTGGAAATACCCCGCGAATGTTGACCTTGACATATGGATGGTCCCAACCCCAACGCTTGATTTCTTGCTCTGCCCATTCTTTCCTGACCCTTGGCGTACGTTTCGGATCGTCGGGAGCTGACGTAACCTCGATGACACACCATAATTTACGGTCTATCACACTCGCACGATAAAGGGCTCCCCGAAGACTTGTCGTGTTTCCAGCGATAAGTATCCTTTGATCCCCTTCGTTTGCGAGGGCCGCCTCTGCTGCTCCTAGAACGCCGATAGGAATGTTGCCCGCTTCGTCTAAGACAAACAGCATATTTGGCGCATGTTTACCAGCCAAGGTGTCGGCCTGTTCATCTGCCGAGGCTGATTTTGAGAACTGTCGGGCTTGCATATACCAAAGGGATGGGTCTTGATTGTAGATAATGGACGTCTTATTCCAAGTGAATAATTCTTTTATAAGCTTTGATTTACTTCTCCAAAGTGACAATTCTTTCCAAAGGCCATCGTTTAGATTCTTCTCTGTGATCGAGCAGCAATAAATCTGTGCTTGATGATGAGTGCAAATATACCACCAACACGACCACGCAAGGACTGTGCTCTTGCCCGGACCCTTACAAGCTTGCATGCACAATCGAGGCAATGGCTTGATAAGACTTCTCAAGGCGTCTTTTTGCCATTCGTCCGGTTCGGCTCCGAAGACTTCACGGACAAATAGAACGGGGTCACGACTCCACTTGTCCATTTTTAAGGCTTGGTCGTGGGTGATCAAGTGGATGTGTTAGGTATGATTTCCCTGTTCTTGAGCTGATTGCCCAGATTGCCCTGCCATTGTAAGAAAGCATCTCCCATAGATTTTGTGCTGATGTATTCGATACCGCAACAAGCTACCGTATACACAATAGGTTTTTTGTCAAAGTCCGTGCCGACTAATGGCGGTTTATCGCACTTCTTACATGGGTCGAGTTTAATTGCCATCTGTCACTAGTTCTAAATCATTCAAACCGTGATCCCTTTCTACATGTCTTTGCATCTCGAGCCAATCCGATGGTTTTTCAACGCTGAAAGAAAGGGAGTGTGGCGTGCAACCCGGACAATGATATCTATGACGAGGAACGCTAAACAAATCGTTTAATTGGCCTCCCCAATATTTGGCCCATTCCGTATGATCCTTAAAACTCACTCAGCCGGCCCCAACAAAACAATATGAGGTTTGCGTTTGTGCTGAACGTCCAAATGCTTAGACTCAAGAAACTTGTATCGCTTGCCGGCGTGGGTGATCGTATCGCCGATGTTCAACTCATATTCTTTCGGGTCCGGCGTGATGTTCGCGTTTTCCTTTGGGATTTCTCTGTACTTCGGGATTGTGTTTGCGTGTACGTCGTCTGCGTCTTTCATCGTGGCCTCGGTTTCGGTTTGGGTTTCGGTTTCTTAGTTCCGTGCTTTGGCATTGTTTAATCCTTTCATTTCAAAAACTTCTTTTTCTGTTCGTCTGACATATGGGGAATGATAAAGCCTCTCACGTAAGGGTCGTCCTTGCCCCACCATTTTAATTGTTGCTCGACATATTTATCACCCATTACACATTTGTCGGGGCCCGTTGCGAGGTCGATGCCGACTCTCGGTTCGACAAGCCCTTCATCTATGATGCCGTTCTTTTCCATGCCTTCACGGTATTTGTCTAGGTCAACTCTTCCGTACATCTTGCTCATAAAATCCTGCCTCTCAACATTTGCATGAAATCAATGTTATCAACATGAGGAATTGAAATGTTGTCTTCCTTGAATTTCTTGTCCTCGAGTAAATTGTTTCTGTCAATCTCCGATATCTTGGCATTGATTCTATCAAAGATTCCGGGCTTCCCTCTGAACGTGGTTGAAGTGCCACTCCTGAATATGATTTTTACTGATTCTTCCTCGTCGCTCATTTCGGGATTCCTGAAAAAATGTATTTACATGCGTAGTCGTCAGCCCTTTTTCGCTGCCTTGCCTCTTCTTTTCCTAGACGTTCAATAGCTTCGATTAGTTGCTCTTTGGTCATTTCCGTTAATGGAATTCCTCTATATGTAGAAATCATCTTCGTCATACTTGCACCGGCCTAGCCCGAAACCTACGCTTCATCTCTTTAGCGTTTTCGTCTTCTTCGCGGAGTTTTTCGGCCCATTCATCGGCGCGTTCGAGTTCTTCATCGTTCATGTGATCAGTGATTTGAGCTTTGACCCAAGGATGCTCGCTTCCCCACTTGTAGAACTGTTCGCCGGCCAATCGGCATTTGTAATTGACGTTCAACAATGTTGTGTGCTTTTTCCAGTGGAACATTAACAAGTCTCCGCGATTGAATTTGCATATAACTTCGACACCTCTTCGGTACTGAACGTTCTATTGTAAAACTTCCCGTTGCTTATTATTGCCTCATAAAAAGAACGTTTTTTCCAAAGCGTACTACAAACCAAACAAGCGACAGACTTCATATTAGGGTTAGTCTTCATCTTGAGTCTTAAGTTCCTGTGCTGCTTCTCGCTGCATTCTTTGCGTTCCATCAAATCTCCAAATCACAATTTGTTATGTGCATGCAATCATTGCAACAGTAGCGACCCTTAGTCATGCGACTGTCTCTTTGCCTTGATTGTATTTCATAAGTTCCGTTTGACGAGTTGCAACGCGGACACCGGCTTTTACTCGCGTGACGAATCACAAGGATTAAAGCCGTTGCCAATAGAAGAACGATGACCGCCGCTAACTCACTAGACATCAGTCCGCCAACTCCACGTTTTGAGCCTGTAGACCTTTTTCGGTTTCCACGGTGTCAAACGATACCTTCTGATCTTTTAGAAGTGGACCGCCGCTCGGGATGCCTGATACGTGGACGAACACGTCTTCGCCGTCTGGTTGCTTGATAAAGCCGAACTTCTTTTCTTCGTTGTAGAATTTTACTGTTCCTATTTTCATTGTACTGATTCCTTTTTGTTAATGAGTATTGTTTCAAGTTCTTGTTTGTAATTTGGGTAAGGTCTTTGATATATAGTCTCATAAGCAATGGCTTTTGACATCAAGTCCATGACGTCCTTGTCTCCGAGTACGCCGTTCACCTTGTCCTCAACTTTGTCAAGCCAGTTTCTTACTTCGAGATTTCCATTAAGGTCTTTGTCTTTCGTTGTGACCCTTACGTTTGGCTTTATGTGTTCAAGTCCGAGGTTGATTATTTCGTTGTAATTCATTTGTCTCGAGCCTTTTCCAAAAGCTTGGCCATTCGATTGTCGTCAATAGCTTGCTGTAGACCTTTGAGTCCGGGCGTTGCCTTGCCAAAGATTTCGGCGCATTCCATCTCGGCTAAAGTTATTCCTAAACCTAAATCAATCATCCTACGCTCAATAATGGGGCCGAGTGTTTTATCAACGATGTCTTTGTCCACGTTCACCCTAGCCTAATTTCTTTCGAATCTTCCTGAATACGGTGTGTACGTTGTCAATCTTGCCGCATCTCTGGCATTTTTTCTCGTCGCACTCATAATATACGCCCTGTTTAACTTGAACTTCCCAATCATGGAATATCAAAAAGCATATGATTTTATTTATCAATTTCATTTTCCAATTCTTTGATAAACTCTAGCTCGTCGTCCTCGCAATAATTTTGATGGATCATGGATATAAGCTTCTTGACTAATTTCTTATGGTCTTCGTACTTGACCCAATCACCCCCGTCAGCTTCACAACCCCCAAAAATGGATATGGCATATCTCTTAATCCCATTCACGGGCGGTTCAGGCCCCATGAAATCCTCAAGTTCTTCGCGCAGATATTCGACCTTCTGATCAATACGGTCTCTCTCCATTTTGAGACGTTCCATAGTGACCTTGAGTTCGTTCGCTTTAGTTGCTGTCATACCATTCAATTCAACATCCCCACAATCTCATCAATCTTAACAATCAATTTATCCACCATTTCATTTTCACAATCCAACAAAGTCAATTTGCTATCCCTTGCAAGAATGCCTCCCCGCTCGGCGATTTCTCGTAAAGCAGGGAGGCATTTATATTGAGACTCAGAGAACACTATGCGTGAATCCCCTTGTCTACGCCGCGAGCTTCGACTTCGCCGAGGCGAGTTTCCAAGGAAATAACCTTTTGAACAAGTGCGTCTCCTTCGCCTTGAGTCTGAAATCCGAAGTTAACACCAGATGTGAGTGTCCCAATGGCCGCGCTAGTCAATCCTACTGGCGTATATGAGATTGCCGATGTTTCGACGGTCAACGCATCACCTAAATCGGTCTTCTTACCATGAAACCCGACCTTCTCGGCTGATGTCTTACCAAAAGACGAACCATTATTCGGGCCGGCTACGATGTCTCTATCATCACCGAGTTGAATACCGTCATCGGTAGTTTTATGGATCAACGAGCCGTCTTCATCGGTGTTGACTTGTGTGCCCGGAACATCATCAACGGCATCGGCAATTGAGGTGACAATCGTACCACTCGTAAATGCTGAACATCTCCAACGATATTGAACGTTTGAATTGACATTACTGCCGACTGTGATGGTTGAGCTTGCGGGTGCTGTCTCCGAAACATTGGCGGGCTCTATGGTCACACCGTTATTTTGGGTCTTTTCTAATACGACCGTTCCGACGAACGTCCCTGATACTACATGTAATAATGATTGACCGGGTCTGATGAAGAAGAAGCCTCCAACTCCAACGGCTGTAAAACTTTTGTTTACTGTGTCTGACATGTCTCTACCCTTTCGTAGTTTAAATGAGCAATCATTTTACACTATTTGGTGTATCTTCATGCTCGAGGACTTTGCCCCCTGATAACTGCCTCTTTTCGCTGACCTCTTTAGCTTTTAGCAACCACTCAGCCAGATCAAACCCGTCATGCTCCACTTTTTTGACATCAAATCCGAAATACTTAGCACGAATGTTGAGGATAGTTGCCATGGAGTTGGCAATGTTTGGATCGGCTTCTTGAACCTCTTCGAATTGATCCTTTATAGGCTTGCCATTTTCATCGCGCTTTTTGACCCACTTTGTTTTTATGAGGCTTGCCCGTAATTCTTTCAAGAGGTCAGCCGTCACCAAAACCTCACCCTCAACATATTGCTTGCCCAATTCCTTGCGGAACTCAGACATTTCAGCAAACACTTGATAACAACAACTTAGGGTAGCCCATTTGACAAGAACAGGCCACTTGAGACCTTTAAGGATTCGGGCAATGTTCATTT